GGCGACCCATCCACGAATGATGTCAGGGTTATCGCCTGCACCAGTCATGGAAAGGGCCTTGCGAAAGCCGTCGGCGACTTGGGCCGGCATAAGATTGAACACGCCGTCGATAGCAGCGCTAACCTCAGGCTTGAGATCGTCCTTGCCATTGCCGATTTCTGCGTCCTTGACAATCTCGCTGCGCCAGCCTTCACGCATCGTCTCGTAGGTCTTGTACGGAGCTTCGGCAATTTCGAGAGCGGTTTCGCCATAGAAGTTGACCAGCTTCTGTGCCTGTTCTTGCGTCAGATTGAGTTCTTTGAAAACCGGCGCAATCTTGCCGACGAGTTCCTCGTCAAGCTCGTAGCCTTCCGGCGCCGTGAAGTCGGCGTATTTCTCCGGAGCCCCTTCGACCTTAACCGGTTCCTTCGAAGGCTCAGGCGTCGGCTCGGGGCTCGGGGAAGGACTCGGCGTCGGGGTCTTGAGACTCCCATCCGGGTTCCTCGCTTCCGGGTTGTTGCCCATTAGCTCGGGTGTCGGATCGGGATTCGGATTCAGATCGTCGGCCATTTTCTTCTCTCATTGCTTGAATGAATTCATCAGGAGCCCATTGAGTGAAATCAGCGAGTAGCTCCAGGCCTCGCGATCTCTGGCCCTCGTTGAAGGCCATGCGTTGCGGATTGTCATCGTAGGTGGATACAAAGACATGTGCACCAGCAAGTTGGTTCCAGAGATACTCGCGGCCGTGGGTGGTGGACGCGATCTGGCGCAAGACCGCGCCACGGTTTCGCTCTGCAAGCGCCGCTGCCTTTTCTTTGGCGCGAATTGCCTTTTTATCTATCGAACTATCCACGTACGATCTCGATCATTGTGCTGCGCCTAACATTTGTGTGAGGGCATTATCGCCGGTTGTGTTTGTTTCGGAAAGGGTCTTTGCACCTGCTGCCATCTCCGAAGCCATCTGTGCTTGCATCATCTGCTGCTGTTGTTCTTGGCGCTGTTGCCGAATCTCTATCACTTCGCCGTCCGACCGCATCAACTTGGGATCGTTGTTTAGAAGCGCAGAGTATTTGTCGAGGGTGTAGTCGACGTTGATCTTGTCCATTGCTGTTGGATCGACAGCGGCTAGGTTGCCGGTAAGACCAAGCAGGCGCTCGATGCCACCCGCAGCCGCAGCGGCTTGTGCCGTGGCCAGCATCGAGACAAACTCGATATTGATATGTTGGCCTGCGATTTCTTCCGGGGGCGGCGGGAAGATGCCTCCACGAACCATCCTTGCGAATGTGCGTTCCACGGCGACCTTCAACCCTTCGTGGTCGATGCGTTCGAGCACGGGGCCAATCATGATCATGCTCTCGGCCCGGCGAGCGTCGATCTCGGTAGCGGTAACGTTGGATCGTGTAATGTATTGCGAGATCGTCATGAAAAGGTCGTTGAAGAAGACGCGTTTGAGTCGTTCACGGACTTCCACGAGGTCTTCGGAAACGTCTTTGACAGAAAAGTTAGTGTTGTAAATGGACGCGATACCGGGCTTGCCGGATTGAGCAAATCCCTGGATGTAGGTAATGCCGCCGGGTAACGATGAAGCAGGTTGGTTCTTGAGTTGCATATCGGCAACTAGCGGCGGGTTGACACCTTTGTCGATTGCTTGGGCCTTGCGCCGGGTCTCTTGTTGGAGTTGTTTCTGGTCGCCAAGGCCGTCCATTGCAGGGCTTCGGCCATAGGCATCGTTTGAGACGATGTCCCAACGAACGGCAATGAATGGTTTCTCGTGATAACCGCGCTTGCGCAAGAACTTGCGAGGGCTGGATTGGGTCGGGGCCGAGCCACCATATTCCCAATAGACTTCGCGGTATTCGAAGGATTTGGGGATGCCAAAGTCCTTGTCGTCGGTGTTGGGTTCGATGGCTTGGGCAACGATAATCTCGCGTGTGCGCCCCACGCCGCCGGGTTGCTCGTATGATTGTCTTACGTCAATCGAGACATTGTCGATGCCGAATTTATCCACAACCGCGCCGATAGTCATCGTGAACTCGCGGTAGAGGATACAGGGTCGATAGGTGCCATCGACATCGAGGTAGTATTCGCCAGCGCACGGGTTGTAGCAATTGATAACGTCCTCGTAATCTTCGTACACCATCATAACAGCGGTACCGAAAATGACGAGGTCGTAGTAGAACTGGGCAATGGAGTTGTAGAAGTTGGACTCTGCGAATACCAGGTACATAAGCCGTTCGCATTCAGCAAGCCAAAGCGAGACAGGGTTAGTACCGGTAGAGTCGATACGATTGACCTTGAGCTTGAGCCAAGGTCGGGTTGGCGAGGATTTGCCTGAGAGAAGGCCAGCCGCTAGATTCCGGGCCGCGAAAGTGCCCGTGTTGTCGATGATGGCTTGGTTGATTGGATTGCCACGGGATTGTTGGTTGGGTGTGATGACCCATTTATATCGTCGAGGTAGGAAGTTCGAGGCAAGCTCGCGCCAATGCTGCCACCATGAATAGCGGTTAACGCGAAGGCCTTGGAGACGGCCTTCGACGAAGGACAGGTAGGCTGCGTCTTGGGTAGCGGACATTATCTACCTCGGTGCCATGCCTTGACGATCAAGCCATTTTTGATATTGAGCGTTGCTCATCGGTAGGACCTTTGCGCCAACGCCTCCATGTCCGTAGACCTTATCGAAGGCCGCGTTTATTTCCTTAGCGGACCTATCGGGATTACGGAGAGCGGCTTTGTTTTTCAAGTCGTCCATGAATTGTTGGTTGGACACTTCCGAGCCCGGATAACGAGGCAGGCGAACTACATCACCGGCAAGTCTTATAAACTCTTCGGGAGCGTCTGGAAGACGCCCTTCCTCAACCATCATTGCCGCGGTCATGACCAACACCGTCGGATCAACCTCCGGCATATCTGGTTGGGGTATCTGCGTCGGTGCTTGCGGAACTTTAGGCATTAGGTTCCAATCAGGGACTTGCCTTTAAGCCCACCAGTTGATGGAGCCCAACCACCAAGAAGGCTCCCGCTCTTCTTCGGGCCCGGCCCTGCAACCCCTTTCAGAAACGACTTCTGAATGCCGCCACCTGATATGTCAGGCTTTGGTGCGGGGGCCTTTGCAGGTGACATGGGCTCCGGGATTTTTATCTCCGGCGGTTTAGGCGGCCGGGAGCCGCCTTTGCTCAAGAGCGATGTTGCTCCACCGATAACTATTGGTAGAATTGTGCCGATAGAGATTGGATCGATCATGCCATCATCCTCTCGGAAGAGAAGGGGTCGTATTCAAATTCGAGTGGAGGCTTGCCAGGGTGTAGGCCTCCGGCATTTGCGTTTGGTTGTAGTGCGTGGGCAAAGGTCAGGACGAATGCATCGATGTCGTCAAGTTCAAGATCAGGCTCAAGCTTGAGCATGTCCTCTTTGGAAATCAGTTGGATTTCATTCTTTTTGTTGAAGGTATAGCGGATTGACTTGAACTGACGCTTGAGTTCGGGATCGTCGGGGATTGCACCGTGTTTCATCCACGCTCGAGCCGCGCCGTACATACCGCTGCGCTTGTTGGCGTAGCGTTCCCCGCCCGAGCCAAAGACAAGATGCGGAGTGTCGTCGCCAGCGCCGAATTGAACTTCGTAGCAGTACAGGGCCTTGTGCCGGACGTTATCGACAACACCGCCGCCAACGCCACCACCGTCAATCATGATACCATCGGCACGGTACTGTGTGTTGAATTCGAAGACTTTGTCAGCAAGTTGTATTGTGGACAAACCTTGATAACGTTGTCGCTGTAAGGTTCGGCCGTCTCGCCCCTTACGAGGATAGAGAACGGAAGCGTTCTTACCATAACGAGCCACGTCAACTCCAAGCGCCAACGGGTCATTGATGTTGACGATAACATCTCGAGCCGATGCCGTCTCAACATCCTGGGAGTTGAAGAACTCCATCTCGCCGACAGTTGGGAAGATACCCTTGACGCGGATATTGACGAAGTCCGAGTCGTCGCCATAGCCATCAATCCACTTTTGGATTTGGTCTTTGTTGGTTTGTGGAACTTCGCGGGAGTCAACGTTACGCGTGGACCAATAGGCAGCGAAGCGACCGCCTGTGAAGCAATCACGGAAGCGGCCGGTGTTGCGAGTGGGATTGCCGAAGGCTAGCCAGATGATCTCCGTATCGGAGTCGGTCATTGCGCCTTCGGCTGTTTCCCATATAATGTCGAGGATTGCCGATGCCTCGTCCATGATTAGAATGACGCGCTTGCCTTTGTTATGAAGCCCAGCAAAGGCCTCGGGATTCTTCTCGGACCATGGCACAGCGTCGATACGCCACGTGCGCTCGCGGGACGTGTCCTTGGAAAAGTAGGCTGTGGCTGTGACTATGAAGTGCTCGCGTGTGATGGAGAGGTTATGCCACTTGCCGAGTTCGGACCAGGTCTTGGTCTTAAGCTGGTTCTCGGTATTGGCTGTTACGACACCACGAGTGTCAGGGGCAGTATCCGCGGCCCATTTTATAATCCACGCGACAAGGGTGGACTTGCCAACGCCGTGGCCGGATGCGACGGCAATTTGGATTGCTTGGGAAATGGTTACGATCCCATCACGGATTTGCGCCAGCACCCATGTCTGCCATTCGTTTGGGCCTTCGGCTTCTGCAAGGGTGGTGTCAGGCTCGCCCCACGGGAACGCACCGCGGACATAGGCCAAGGGGTCCTTGTTACACGCCGCCAGCCACTCGATGAGCTTGGGTTCCATCAATTCACCGGAAGGGCGGGGAGCCCAACGTGGAGCATCAACTTGGCCAAGCACGAACCGAGTGAGCTAACTGACACGAAGGACTCCCCTAGGCGCGACGACGGAAAGAAGGTTGTGGTGCCTCCACCAACGCAGAGTTTGGCAGGGAGGAAGGTGCGTGCGTGGCGGGTGGGTGTAAAGGCACCACAGAGTCAAGGTGAGAGACCGGACCATTGAGGGGACGCGGTGTGGGGGACACACTGGTATGGTCCGATCCCTCGATAACTTTGCCGCTACGTCGGATCGCCTTTTCAAGTTGGGCAGCGAAGTCGACGTTGACATTGACGTTGGTTTGTTTCTTGCCGTAGCCAAACCGGTCGGCGCTATCGCGAGACACGAGCATAGCCTCGCGTAGCGGGAGAAGTT